GCATTTCAAACAAAGCGACGCGATTGTTTTTTTCGATTTGTTAGTTCGCTTCACCATTCGCTTGCCGCATTCACGGCAAACAACTCTCGGTGACTTCACATTGGTGGCTCAGCCATTGGCGGAATTGGTGGCGGAGCAAGATTGGATTCCATGCCTGGCGTCGGTGGCGGTGGCATCATCCCAGGCTGATCATTTGGCCCAGGCATTGGTGGCGGCATCGGGCCAGGTGGTGGTGGCGGTGGTGGCTCACCACTTAGCATCGTGAAAAATTGATCTTGAGTTTCGTAAAGTGACTTGTGCTCTTCGATATGCGCCAAAGCCGCTTGCACGACAGCAATCGCTTTAGCATCGCCATTTGCAGCCAAGTCTCTGATCATTGGATCATTGATGACGACCATGTGCTCTTGAGCGTGCAAGATGTGAGCGTCGCCAATGATTGCTCTGACTGGTTTACCTTCCATGAGTGACTCATTCTCTTTGCGAATGAGCTCTTGCTGAGACTGCGTGGCCTCAGTTGCAGACTCTAAATTGCCAGTAGTCGCAACTTGAATATACTCTTGTGCAGTGATCGCACCTTTTGCGAGCAAACTCTCAGCCATCTCAATGCGGCCTGCAGTCGTGTTTTGAATTGGATTGCCAAGGTCAACGGCAACGCGCTCAATTTCACTTAAGTCATCCTTAGTGAAAGCTTGCATTGCGCCCTTGTTATGTTTGCCTGCAATCGCGACCATTCGCTCAGTCGTTGCAAAATCTTGAAGGAGCTCAAGCAGGAATGTGCCTGTATCTTCTAACAACTCGGCCCAAGCTTTTTGCAAATTTGATGAGTATTGAATTGCCATTGCTTGCATGCGCGCAAGTGCCACGCCTGACTTCAGACTTGTCTCAGGATCACCAATTGCGGCTTTGTTTAAGCCCATGAGCATGGTCATGTCTGATTTTAAAGTCTCAGCGTTTTTAAATATCTCAGGTGGCGTCGCAGTTAACTGCAAAGGCACTGGCTGAGATCCAGGTGGCCCGCCTTTTAAAACTGCAAGACCTTTACCGAGCTGAGTTGGTGACACTTCACACGAGTCAGGCATCCAGATCACTTGCACGCCAAAGGCCTGCTGATTTGTGAATGCTGTTGAATAGAGCGCATTCAGTGCCTGCTGTGGCACTAGGATATCAAGCGCATCGCTGTAGCCATCAGCGCAGTCAAACACTTCGCCAGGCACCATGCGAAACACTGGCAAGCGCTTCGAGTATGGAATCGGGCCATCAAAGAGCCAAAGCTTTGCATCAATGAATTTCACATATCTGCCATTTGGCATCGAAGGCGTTTTTTTGTGATAGAAGTGAAAGACAGGAATAAAATCTTGGTTTTTGCCATCTTCGCTTGAGTACATTGAGCTCAGCGAACGAGTACGCATGTCTAAATCATCTGAAACTTCAACGCCAGTGATCTCGTCAGCTTTGTCTGGATGTCTTGAAGCTAAATCCCACTTATTCTCCCACTCGCGAACAATCACCCAATTGTTTTGCGTCCATTCTTTGAGTCGAAAGTCAAAAAACACATCAAACGGTGACTTTGCACTCGCTTTGACGTCGCCTTCATAGATGATCTTCTCAATCATCTCGCCATTTTTGCCTTCAACTTGCTGAACCGTGTATGGTCTGCCAAGACTCGTATCCCAAGGCATGTAAAGATAGCCGACTGAGTACACAAGCGCTCTTTCAGCGACATTATGCTGATGTCTCCCAAGTCTTTTTTCAGTCACATAAGAATCAATGACATTGTTTGCGAGTCTAGCCTGCTGAAGTGAGTTGAGATCAGTGTTTTTTGCCCTTGGATCATAGCTAGGCTTTTGAGCGGTGGCCATCGACACAATATGTTTGATTAAATTTCGATAATAATTGATTCCGAAAGCAGTCAGCTCGCCTTGATCGCCAACATTTTGAATCGAAGTTGATCTGCCGTCTGATTCACCAAGATGCTCGCCGTAAAAATACTTGTGAGACTTCTCCCATCGATCACGCTTGCCTGAGCGCTCACAATGAAGATTGTAGTCTTTGATTTTTTCAATGAGTTTGTTTGTTAACTCATCAACTTGCGCTTGTGCAAAGTATTGCCCCACGGATCATCTCGCCTTCCCCCCAAAAACTGACTTTAAAGCAGCTTCGGATGAATCGCGCGGGACTGAATCACGCAGGTTTGTGATGAAATTATGCTCACGACTCAAGCCATAGTGTTGCGGCACTGGATTGAGTTTTCTATCAATACATCGGTTAAGGTAAATTGCAGCGGCAATGCCGTCAAGATGACCTAAACCTTCGGACCTTTGAAAGTCAGTGTGCTTTTCATCGCGCCACATGCCGACTTTCATTTGTCTAATTAGATTTTTGCACGACTCTTTGACCTTGAAACGCCTTGAACCAACTTCGACTCGCAAATCATGGATTGCAGCAATGCGATCATCCTTGATAGGCATTTGGACCGGCCACTTGTGATCGACAAAAATGTCATAAATAAGCTGCTTTGGCGCATCATAGACTCTTTTGTGAGCCTTTCGCTCGCCCCATAGCTCAGATTCAATGCGTTTTGCTTCACTAATGATTGTTTGCGTGGTCTGACCCATGAGCATGAGCTCACGCTCAACGACAACTTGATCTTTTTTAAAGTCATAATATCCAAAACAGATGAAAGTGTTGTCATCGGCACCCGAGTCACCGCCAATATATGGCGTGAAAAACTCAGGCCTCTCGAAATCATCAGGCACGATGTTGTCTTGATCACTCCACTCAGGAATGATGAGCATATCAGGATCTGAAACAGGCTCACACATGCGCTCACGCCTGAAGCTTGGCGAATTCACTCCGCCACACTCCTCGATGATCTCCTCGAGCTCCTCTTGAGTGAGCGCTTCATTGTCATAGATTGTTTTTTGCACAAATCTATTGCGCCTAATGGCCTCTTCTCGCTCGGTATAGTATAAATGCCCAAGGTCTCGAGGTGGCGTTGATGCTTTAATTAAGTGCCTGCCCTCTTGATTTTGAAGCTGTGGCGCTAAAGCTTCGCGCACAATGTAGTCAGGCTCAGTCCAAAATCCATATTCATCACAAATGATTATGTTTGCAGCAGGACCACGAGCCGAGTCGCCTCGATCTTCATTCACTCCGCGCAAAAAAAGCTTTGAGCCATTTCGGTGAATGTAAACCGAGTGCATATTTTTATAATTAAACTTATCCCAATCTTTGATCGGCTGTTGGATCTTTGCCATCTCTGCCATCAAGACCTCTGTCGCCTGCAGTTTGGTGGGAAAGCACCAACGACAAATCCAGCCAGGATTTTCAAGGAGTTTTTCGAGCACAAATACAAGGAGCGTCGTTGTCTTGCCAAACCTTCGAGCGGCCTCGACAAACGCAAATCTCTCGCGAAGCAAAAGCCCATAGACATCTTTTTGTGAGTCTCTGAGATAATAAGGTGCGAGTACACTTGCGCGCCAAGCCTCTTCGGTTATTGGTTTAGTCATTTTTTAGTTTTCGACGCCTCGATCAAGCGAATGCGATCATTCACTGAAATTGGCTCAGGCTTTTCGCCCTTGATCTCTTGATTGCCCTGCTGATCACGCCAAATATCAGGCCTTCGGTTTTTCAGCCAAAAAATACATGCCACTGTGTCAGGCGGATAATGCTCAATGTATGGCTCAGTGATCACTTGGCCTTTATCAATGAAGTGCTTCACTGCATGGTGACTGTATCCAATCGCACGCTGAAAGAGCGCATTTGCAACTCTTGCATCAGCAAGTGCCTTGCCTTCACGAATGGCCTCTCTGAAATCTTCTCGATCACGCTGCCAATATTGAATCGTGTCTCGACATACTCCAAAAAACTCAGCGAGCTCATTATTTGTCGCGCCAAGCTTGCAAAGAAGCTTAACTTGCTCAACAAACTCCGGCTTCCATTTTAATTCACCTGCCATCAATTCACCTCTAAGATTTGATCAATCGCGCGTCTAAATTTTTCAGCTTCGTTTTGAAAAAGCAGATCAACGCATTGAGTGTCACCATACAGGCACTGATCAAATTTGTGTTTTGCAACTTGCTTAAGCTTCGACTGACACCCAATGCACTTAAGCTCACTCTCTGAGAGTGTAACATTAACGTGTTTGCCATGGTTTCGCCTTGGCTCTCGGTGCGCAACTGATGTGATATTATAACCAAAAACAACTTTTGAATCCTTCATCAAGGCAGCAAGATGCAAAAGTCCACAATCAAGCCCAACTGTGAACTCAGCATGCTGCATAATACAAGCGGCCTCTTTGACAGTGGTTTGATCACGCAGATCAACACCTAGATTGTAGGTGATATCATCTGCAAAAGAGGTATGTGGTTTGCCATTCCCAAGCGGATCTCGTTTGCCGAGAAAAACAGGCGTGATGTTTTTCATTAAGCAATACATGATCAAGGGATTGATATGTTTGCCTGTGGTTTTGCGACTTGCCTGCACATTCCCTGTCGGAATCACAGCATATCTGCCAAGGTCTTTAATTTTTAGCACTCTATCGCGCGGATAATCTAAGACCGGCAAGAGCCCATCAATAGGCGCAGGTGTCGTGCCAGCATAATATGCAAACCCAACATCAATCGGATGAGCGCCAACGACAGTCAAAAACTGCCGCGAAGTGTTCACACCATTAATGTGAATGTCAGGGCCAACGATGGCATCACCTTTGACAAGTTTACTTGCGAAGTCTTCACTCGCAATGCATTCCCATTTCGGGTGAATGTCTTGCATGAGTGGCGTGAGATATCTCGGTGCTATGATTCTGCCATGCACCCACGGTGAATTTTTCATGAGCCAATGAGTGCTCGCGGCATAGTTCACAAAATCACCCATGCCCCCCATATTAAAAACAAAACTAATCGGCCACGCATGAAGCTTTGTCTTTGGCCTCATGCCAATCTCTTCGCCAAAAATATGCTGACCGAAAGTTCTAGCTTCCATTATCTGCCTAGGCTTTTACCTAAAATTAAATTGTCGACTTTGGTTTGCAGGTCTCTGAGGCGCATTTCAAAGTGATCGACTCTTTCATCTTTTTTGCGCTCAATCCAACGGACAAATGCAAAGAGAGCCACCGAGGCGACGAATGCCAAGGCGGCTGTGGCTGAATCTGGTTTCATCGCCAGTATGAGACCAGCGAAGGCGAGTGTGATCGGCGGGACTTGGTTTGAATCTGGCAAAGACATTTAAAACTCCCTTAAGTCTAACAACTAATTTTTAAAATCATCGACCACAAAAAAGTCTAGTTTGCGACTGAAAGCCTTTGATGCTGATTATCCGGAATCACAGGATAATTCGACACCTCGCCAACCATGCGATTGATCTGCGACACAAATGAATCGCGATCATAATCAGCTAGCATGCAAATTGTTTCGCACCACTCATGCATGGCCTCATTGTAAATTCGGCGCATGTCACGATTCACTGAGTTGGCGACAAAACCAGTGCGCTCATATTGAAATTTCATCGTCTCAACCTTCACAGATAGATCATGAGCAAGCTGCGCAAGTATTGCCAAAAATAAACGCTGCTCACCTGAGAGCGAATTGTCATCTTCTCGAACTTCAAAGAATTCAGTGCTCATTAAACCTCTGGTGCGCGACAGGAAGGGCTCGCATGCAACTACGCACGTCAGTCCGAGCGCCTTTGGCCTGCGTCTTTGGCCAGTGAGCCGCAATCTCACCCTTCACTCATTTAAAACGAGCCACTGGCAAGACTTCTATCTAAAGTTAAACTAAAGTTTTTCTTAGACTTGATCTTGTAGTTTATTTTTGTTTCGATGAATTCATGAAGCTTGAACTCGATGACCTGTTTGAAAATAAAGATGGCAAAAAAGAAAAACTGATCACTCTGCCAGTGACTGCAGACACTCACATCTGGATTGAAGATTTAAAACGTCAACTTGGACGCAAAACTGTGGCAGAGATCATGCGCAGATCGATTAAAGTTGGTCTTAATGAAGCCATGGCCAAGTTTAAACCTAAAGCTAGTTAAGGCGATCAGGATTTAGGTTTTCAATATCAACTAAATCACAGTCGTTTTTTTTTAAATGCTCAGTTAGTAAATGAAGAGCCATAACGGCCATGTCTTGAGCATTGGTCAGATCCTCAGGTGGGCTGTCGAGCTCCATTTGGTCACTCGAATGAAACATGAGATCAACTGTGCCATCGTCAGCATCTATGAATTCAATTATAACTTTCGCCATTATATAACTTTCTGTTTCTGAAGTGACCTGATTATTGAGGCAAATCTATCACAATGCTTTTCGCACACTTGATCATGAAGGATCTGCGTGTCACCTGACTCAAACTGCACGCCATGCCACACCTCATGCAAAAACACACTATACGCTAGCTCGCCAGTGAGCTCTTTTGAAAGCGTGATCACTCTTGATGGCCACTCGCACTCGCCCATTCGATTTTGCGGCATCTTGTCCTGTGGCAATCGTTTGATTCTATATTCATGCCCCATAATATTGACCGACTTTGGAATCTTCATGCGGTGAACTGCTTTCCGTTTACCACGCAAGACACTCTGCCTGCTTTTTCAATTATGTGAACTGCCTGCGGATAAAACATGCCTGTTTTGGTGTCGACAAATACAAGACCGAAGCCTAACTGCCACTGAGCGTGACCTTTGACATAACCAAAGATTTGATCCTTGCGCTTATCACCTAGCCATCCAACTGAAAACGCAATGTGCTCTTTGCCATCAAGACCAACGACAAACGAGCTCTCAATGCGGTGAATATGGCCATAGACAAGAGAGCATAGCGCCCGGCTGGCAGTTGCTTTGGCCGACGAGCCAAAAGGCTCATGTCTCGCAAACAGTTTTGAATTTAAAACTTGAGTGCGTTGATTCGGGCAGTACGTTACCCATTGCCAGCCAGGCCGGTTTTGAATCTTAAACAATGTTTGCGCATCTATGTAACCAAATAATTCAGGGCATTTGTTTTGGCAAAAGCGCGTGAGGCGATTCTCATGATTGCCTTCGATGTACTTCTTTTTTGCGCTTGGGAATGACGATTGAAGCAAATCAAGGAATGCGTTGACTGAATCGACCTCTTCAACTGTGGAGTTTAAAAGCTTTGGATGCTTTGGCCCATGTCCACTGGCAAAATAGAAGTCTGCCAAGTCGCCAAGGATCACAATTTCTTTCACGCCAACATGGGCCGCAACTTCGAGCATCAGATTTGTCGCTCTGACGTGATGATAAGGCACATGCATATCTGGTATGATCAGCGCGCATTCAATGCTCACACTTGATTTTGTGAGTCAATAAGGCCCAAAGTCGAATCACATTAGACTGGACTCGACTAACTTTATTTTAAAGTCATGACTCTTTTTATTTTATTCAAAACATGCGGCTTTACTGGATGATCTAAACACTCTTTAAGTAAAGCTTTGAGATATTCAATCTCATCGGCTTGAGCGTTGGACATCTCTCTTGTAGCGGATAACTGGCGGGAAAGCTTGTTAACATCAACTGCAATTTGCGCAATAGATTGCTCAAGTGTTTTGGGTTCAGTCATTTGAGATACTCATATTCTTTTAACGCATCAGCGGCTATATTGTCGCATTGTCTACCGGCATCGTTTTCCCACGACCATCTTATATCCTCAAGCGCCTCTCGCAGCTTTAAAATCTTATGCCCAGCCTCGTGATTGATAGCTAAAATCTCAGCCTCAAGCTTCTCAATATGTATGCGATCTTGCTCGACTTGCCATTTGGCTCCGGCTTTAAACGCTTCGTAAACACTACATCCACAAAAAAAATACAGACACTCTCCAACTGGCGTGCCTGGCACTGTTTTTTCGTTTAGACAGTCGCCGCCCGCGAGCTTCTCGTACTCTCTCGCAGCTTGCTCTAGTTTCTCATCCATAAATTCACCCATATTCACCCGCAATCCATTTAAAGCTTAAATCTAAATTATTCCTTTTGGTGACTAAATCTCAAACTCACCTAATCCATTCGCGTCTAGAATCTCTGAAAACAATCGCTCAAGCTCACCAACGAGCGCCATAGCTTTATCTTGCTCACTCTCGCTCATTGTACGCAAAAGTATGTCAACACCCTCATCCGTGTAGCCATGCTTCCTTGCTGGCCTAAAGACATTTTGCCTAATATCCCAAAGCGCTGAGTAGAACTTGCTAGCTTTAAGTGCAAGTCGATGTGACTCCTCATCGTCGTTGTCGTCCAAGTTAAATTCAAGGATTGCTTTCATCTTTACCAACTTTCGCAAAATATTCTTCGGCGGTTTGCAGGTCTTGATACGGCTCATAAGTCGCCTCGAAAATATCAGGCTTGCATGGATACAGCTCGCCCTTGATGCCTTTAATAATCCAGTCTCCAACATAAGCAATCATTTGCCCCTCCAAAGTATCTATGCGAGCACCGCTTGGCGGATTCTTGTCATCGTCGTGCCAATAGATATACTCAGTTCCTGACTGCTTAAACCATTCTGGCTCGACATCTGCGCCAAACATAAAGGCTTCAATAACTACAGGCTTCTTTCTAAACTTCATTGTAACTCCCGATGAACATACAAACGATTGCCACCCTGATCTCTATAATCTTCAACTAACTCAGGTTGGCACCAACAATCTTTAGAACATTCGTGCTTGCCGTCGTTTGGCATACAGTGAATGTCTTCATTTTCTAAATCATCAACCTCTAATTGGTCTTTATCGTTCATAAATTCACCTCACAGCCACTAAACTCAACCATAAGATTGCCGCCCATCAAGTGCAGCCTATCAAACTCAATCGCTTGCTCGAATGCACTCAGACACTCGCTTAAGCTTGCATATTCTTTTTGCGTCTCTTTAAGTCCAATGCTGGACCAAAAAACTAAAGTTAGTATGAAAGTCATTTTGTATCCTTTGTGTGAAAGCCCACGCGCCAAAGTTCATGGTAGGTAGGTCAAACTAAGGCGCGTGAGCACTAAATGTGTCTTAATTCAATTTCAACTCTTGGCTCATGGCCAAATATCTTCGTCGCATGGATCACCTGAATGATCTTGTCATCAATGATCACGCCTGCTTTTGTCAGCGCATCCTGAGGCGCCTCGATCACATTCGACAGATCACTCTCAGCTTGCCGGTTTTTAAAATAGAACCTAAAGACTGCCTCGAGTGGCTGATCAATAGTTTTTCCATTCCAAGTCTGGCGCAGCTCGACAAGCGCACGAGTCTCCCACTCGCGAAACTGTGCAGAATAGATGACCATGGTCCGGCCATACCTGCGCACGACTTTCTTTGTGTTTTTTTTCGAAGGGCATCTGCCTGAAACTTGTCCCTGGTAAATTGGCTCATCTTTTTTAAGTAGTAGACCATGCGTCA